ATTTATTGTAAAAACAGTCAAGATTTTTTAAGTTCAGGTAGTAGTTTCACCAACAGGAAGCTTACAGATATAATTTATAGGGTTTGCAGAGCTACAAATCAGCTTTTGACGACTGATCATACTAGTGGTTTTGTGAACCAATTAGAACCAAACAGCATATATTTGGTTAAAGGTGAAAAGTCAAAAGACAAGAAGTTTAATGCTATCTGCAATCGCACTAGAAGGAGCACATATCTTAAAGGTTATAGAATCTGCTCTTATGAAGTGGTGGACCATAACGCTTTGACTGATGAATTGCTCAAGCCAATAACTCACCAAAATGTGGGAGTTTATATGACCAGAATTGTTGGGAGGCATCTTATTGGTGACAATGTTGTAGTCAAAGACAAGGACCGGTTTGAAGATATTTCAATTGTTGTTGATTATTTAGAAAATGCAGCATCAGTTTATTTAAGCGGCATAGAACTTAGCACATTAATGATGTCTTATTATAATATAATGCAGAGTTCATACAGAATCAACCAGAGAATAATGACACCAGAGTTATTTGATGTTAATGTGTCAAGACAATTCGTTGCTAGTAGAAGCACAAACATTTTCCAACACATGCATGACCTAGTCAGAAATGACTGGATAAGCACAGAATTTCATCAGCGGTTTTCAGATTCTCTTGAAGATGAATGGACTGCATTAAATACAGGTATGATTTCATCTAGATACATGTCATACTCTGAAATCGCTCAAGAAAGGACTCTCATGCACACTATGAGGTCTAGAAAGACATACATGAACCCTATCAGGTTATGCCTTCTGTTTCAGTACAGTAGTCTATTCCAATTGAGCTCACAATTGTATGATACAGATTGTAACGCCTATATAATTCAATTATTAAGAACTGAAACTACAGATGACTTTATGAAAAACCTTATAGCTGTAACAGGTTTATTGAGTAAAGTTAAAATGCAACTAGAACCCAAGTTAGAAGAATGGTTTTACTCACTTTTTATGTTAGTTGCTTATTTATTCCCTGCACATAGTGAGGAACTGAAAGAATATTTGAATAACGAAGGAGTTATTTCATATGTGTTATCAGCTGACGATGGCTCCGATAAAACTGACATTTACCGTGATGATCTTCTGCCTCAAGTGGAAAGTCTTATAACAAATGATATCACAAATTCAGGTTCCATTGATGTTGACTTTTTCAGTCTTTTTAGAAAAATGTTTAGGAAATATTGTTTTAAGAATAAAGCTGAACCTTTAAATGCAGCATCTATAGTTAGTAGATTAACCAGTAAAACCATCACAGAGTCTGAGAAGAAGCAGGCATTAAAAGAAGAAGTACACCCAGTCGTCCCAGCAGATCCTGAACAAGATACAGAGCAAGTAATACAGTTTGAACCAAGCATGACTGAGACAGACGGAGAGGTAAGTTACAGAACTCACGAAGACTTAATGAATGAGATGGACAACATTGACTGGACAGATTATGCAGGTGAATACTGAGCATTTGCAAATTTCAAAAACAATTAAAACACAACAAATTAATGTAAAAAGTTTGGACATTTTAGATCAAGTTATAACACATATGTAGGAAGGAG